TTTTCTTTACGCTACAATAAAACTAAAATTACTTTATAGCCGTGGCAGCCACCATAAATGCAACTGTAAAAGACGCTAACGCTAATAGCTATGTCACGCTTACAGAAGCAAACACTTACTTCGAGACAGTTCCAGACTCTTCTACCTGGACAAATAAAACAGACGATCAAAAGAATAGAGCACTAATATCTGCTACCAGATGGATTGATAGTTTTGTATTCTACGGAGATAGATGCGATGACGGTCAGGCACTCAAGTTCCCAAGAAATAATTATCAAGTAGATGGAGTAGAACTATCTTGCAGCACAATCCCAAACAATATCAAATATGCACAATATGAATTAGCTAGAGCACTGGCAAACGATACAGATGCGGTAACAGGCAGCACAGGAACAGATGGTAATTTTTCTGAAGTAAAACTAGGAGATATAGAAGTCAAATACAACACAGCAAGTCAGGGAACAGGATCAGTAAATAATATTTTAGATGTTTACCCTTGGCTACAAAGTTATCTAGGTGCATATATACTTGGAGGAGCAGGGTCTTTCCAAATGAGGGTAGTTAGAGGCTGATGGCAGGACAATTAGATACAGCACTAAAAAATATAGCTAAACAGGTAGTGTCTCAACTTGGGAACTCATTAGACTCATCAATTATTTACACCCGAAAGGGCATATCCAGCTACAACAACAAAACTGGCGAGTTTATAACTATAGACACAACTTATACAATTAAAGTACCTATCGAGTTTGTACAATCTACTGAAGAATCTGGGTTTCAGGAGAATGTTGCGAGACTCTACATAACTCCAGACTTGATAGGTGACAATCAACCTTTACTCCAGGACGAAATAACTCTTACATTTTCTGGATCGACAAGAGCAGCTAAAATAACAGATATTCGCACCCTTAAAGGTGGGCAAGAATATTTATTTCGTGTTGATATAATTTTCTGATGACTTTAGTAAACACGAGAGCAGCATTTGAAACAGCAATAAAAGATGCTGTGTCTGATTCAGACCCAACTGTAACAGTAGTTTTTGATAACACCCCATTCAATCAACCAGGGATAAGAAAAAAGTATGTGATGGTAAGCGTAGATTTCACGCAATCAACTAACCAGACTCAAGGGGCAGCCCAAGATTATTACGCAGGAACAATTACTTGTGGTGTTATGACACCGAAAAACAAAGGAACAGCAGCAGCAGCTAAGATAGCAGAATCAATAATTGATGGATTGACTTCAGTAAATTCTTCAACATATACCGATACTTTTTCAGTAACCCCTCGTGTATCACAGATAGCTGGCCCTACATCTGTCAGCACGGAAAGGGAAAGTCATTTTATGTCTGTAGTCAGTTGCAGTTTTACCGCCAATGCCAAGTAAAGACATCTCACAGCTTACTGCTGATCTAAGAAAAGACGCAGTAAAACTTAAAGGAAAAATAGCTTCTGCAATGGTTCAGGATTTACAGGCTGCTGGTCCTTGGTGGACAGGTCATTTCGCTACAAGCTGGAAAATAAGTGACACTCCAGTACAACCGATTACAAAATCTAGGCTTAGAGAAAGCCTGAATGATGGAGATATAGTAGCGTTTGATGCCCCACTACATTGGCAAGATGAAGGAGAAGCTGGTATGTCAGGATCAACCTACGACCAGATAAGAACTAACAGGGATCTTCCGAAAAGAAAAAGACCTAAAGATGTAACTCTAGAAAAGGATTTGTACATAGGTAACGAAGCTGAATATGCTGGTTTTGCTGTAAATAATCCAGGAGCTACTGCACCAGTGGGTGATCCAAATGGAGTAACTTATGATAGACACGCAGAATTAGTAGACAACATAACACCTCCTAGTGGTAATCCCGATTGGTATAAAATTTATATGGGAAATCAACATTACAACGATGCTATTGCATTAGCACTGTCTGAAACATTTAAAGCTAAAAATATAAGTTTTAGTGCTGATTAATAGTAATAAGCTATACTACAGGAATAAATACAAATTTTTATGCCAACAGTAAGAGCAATCGACAAACTAAAGCAAGCCTTTAGTATCGAAGAACGTAGTAGCTACTCTATTTTTAAAGGAAAAGATCTAATCTTAAAAGTATTCTGGTCGCCTCTTACAATAGCTGATAGAGATACCATAAACAATACACTACTAGCTATGAACAAAGGTCAAGAAGAAGGAAATCTTGACTTTGCTCTACAAGTTATTGTTACAAAAGCCGAAGATGAATCAGGTGCAAAAATGTTTACAGCAGGAGACATACCAGTTTTAAGAAGAGAAATACCTCTTTCTGTTTTACTGGATCTTATGACTAAGATGCAAAGCATGGGCGAGGAGGGCAGCCCCGATGCCGTAAAAAGCTAAATTAGAGAAAGATAATTTCATGTTTCTTCAGTTTTTCGTTGCTGAGAAACTAGGATATACCCATAAAGAACTTCGTAACCAAATATCAGTTGAAGAACTGTTTGCTTGGAACGCATACTTTACAATACAGGCAGAAAGAGAAGAGAAGGCATACGAAAAAGCAAAGAGGCAAGCCCAGACACGCAAAGTACGCTAAACTTGTGTTATCTAGTAATTTTTAGTAAGTGGCTGCCTCGAATTACAGTGTAAATATAAAATTAAATACGAAGCCAGCGATAGATGATCTGCAAAAGCTGGAGAAACGTGTAAACAGACTTAGAAGAAGTTTAAACACTCCACTAAGAATAGAAAGTAAAGCACAGATAATAGAAAAACAGAGATTGCAAGCTGAAGATAGAAGAATTAGAAATGCTTTTATAACTAAAAGACTAAAAACTCAGTTAAATGACCTGGAAGCTAAAGGGTTAAAGTTAGACAGAGTAAGGAAAGACTTAAGACAGGGTGCATTTCTAAATCAACAGCAGAGATTCGTAGCAGCAGAAAGTATAAATAAAACTGTCGCTAAAGAATTAGAACTAGAGCAGAAGAAGTTAGCAGTAGTAGAGAAGTCCAGAAAAGCTGCATTAAGAGGTGGTAGCACAGGATTTAAAGCTGCTTCTGGTTCTATGGTTCGAGGAGAATATGGTCCTCAAATGCTACCAACTAAAGGTGCTGGTCAAGCTGCACAGGACATTGACTTTTTAACAAAACAACAACAAAAGAGACTAGGTTTTGAAGTCAAGCTAAGAGATTTAGAAGCTCAAGGTGTAAATACCAAAAAATTAAGAGTGAAGATGGGTCAACTGGTAGATGCCCAGAACAAGGCAGAACTAGGCTCAATAAAATTATTAAATGCACAGATCGGAAAAGGCATAACTAAAGAAGTAAGTAAATTAAATATTCTAAGGAAGCAAAACAAAGCAAGATTAGAGGCAAACAAATTACTGGCAAGTGAGTCTGTTGCCCAGGGAGCATTTAGCCGATTATCTGACAGACAATCAAGAGATGCAGATGGTAACAGAACATTTATGAATAATCCTTTTGCTGGATTTATGGGAAGAAGATTTGGCACGACCAGAGGATTTGATATGCAGAGTGCGATGATAAGTGGTGGCTTCCCCTTACTATTTGGTCAAGGTCCTATTGGTGCTGCTGCTGGTGGTCTTGGCGGTGGTATCGGTGGAATGTTCGGACAAATGGGTGGATTTGCAGGAGGTATCATTGCAACCGCAGCCGTTCAAAGTCTTGCCAATATGACTAATAGCATGAACGAGTTTGGTGCTGCCCTGAACGATCCAGCAGAAAATTTAGATAAATTAGTCGAAAAAATAGGTAAATTTGATAGGGAAGTAGTTGAAACTATATCTCAACTTAAAAATGCTGGATTAACTGAAGTAGCAGGAGAACTTGCCAGCCTTACTATGCAACAGCAGTTTACAGGAATAAAGGCTATAAAAAATCTTAATAATGAGATGTCTAAATTCCAGAAAGGAGCAGCAGACTTAGGAACACGACTAAGCATTATAGTAGCAGGACCACTTACTATGTTCTTTAAACTATTAAATCTTATTGGCGGTAGTGCCGATAAAGCTTCGAGTAAACTTTCAACATCAGAAGCAGTAACAAATCAACAAGATACTTTAAATAAAGATTTAGAAAGAAGGGACTTTTTACTTAAAGAACTTGAAAAAAGACAGAAAAAGTTAGCCAATGTAGGATTCAGAGTAGACGAGGAAGTGAGGCTCAACCTCGAAATAAGAGAGATAGAGAAACAACTAAAACTTAATGAAGAAAATATAGCTGATAATGAAAGAATACTAGAAATAAGAAAATTACAAAGAGATGTGCTTCTATCTCAAGGCCAATTACTGGAAGGTCAGATAGAACTAGAAAGACTTAGAGCAGGTGTTACCAGGGGCACTGAAGATGAAAAAACAGTTGCAATAAAGCAAAAACAAATAGATATGCAGAAAGTAGAAAACAAAATATTAGTAGCAACTGCAAACTTAAAGTCTTTAATAAATAACCCTAAAGCTACTGAAGCAGAAAAAGAAGCACAAAGAGAAAAAATTAAGAATCTTGAGAGAGAATACGAGTTAGTTCAGATAATAGGTAACGAGCGAATAAACGCAGCCGATCCAGCTATAAGCCGTATGGATGAACTTAATAGAAAAATGAGAGAACTTAATGACCTTACAAAACAATCTATTAAATTATCTAAAGCAATAGGAGAGTCATTTGAAGAATCGTTTAAAGGAGTCATTAGAGGCACATTGACAGTACAGGATGCCTTCAGAAATATGTTAAATAGAATAGCCGACTTCTTCTTAGATACTGCTGCACAGTTAGCTGCTACTGCACTGCAAAGAAGTTTATTAGGACTGTTTGGGAATCTGTTTAGCTTCAGCACTGTACCTATGAATGACGTTCAGAATGTTGTTGCCTATGCAGCTAATGGTGGTCCTGTTGGATACAAAAATCCATATATTGTGGGAGAACGTGGGCCAGAATTATTTGTTCCCAATCAATCAGGAAATATTATTCCAAACCATGATTTAGCTGGTATTGGTGGAGGTTCTACAAATATCGTAGTAAATGTAGATGCTTCTGGAACAGATGTAGAAGGTGATGATGAACAAGGTAGAGAACTTGGATTACTTATTTCTGCTGCGGTACAATCTGAAATAATACAGCAACAAAGACCTGGAGGATTACTTGCATAATGGCTACGTTTCCCTCAATAAAACCTACATACGGGCAAAGAAAAAGATCCGCACCAAATACCAGAACTATTCGTTTCGCCGATGGATTTGAGCATCGGTTGTTATTTGGCCTCGCAGAACACCAGAATCCAAAAATTTTTAATCTTACTTACAATGTTTCGGAAACAGAAGCAGATACTATAGAAAGTTTCCTTGATGCCCGTGCATTAGATAGTGATAGTTTTAACTTTCCTAGCGGTTTTCTACCCGAAGAGTCAGACACTATGAAATTTGTTTGCGAAAATTGGAACAAATCAATACCATATAACAATAGAGCAACAATCCAGGCAACTTTTAGGGAGGTTTTTGAAGCATGAGTAGTTCTGTTATCAGTGATCTTCAAAGTGTAAATCCCTCTGCAATTATTGAATTATTTAGTCTTGAAACAGATTTAGAACTACACGGCTCTAGTCAGGTTTATAGATTTCATAATGGAACGAATTTAAATAATAATGGTGATATTGTATGGGCTGGAGATCAGTATTTAAAAATGCCTATACAAGCTACTGGTTTTGCTTTTCAAAAAGGACAGTTACCTAGACCAAAACTTACTGTCAGTAATGCTTTAGGAACTATCACAGCTATTCTTCTTAACGTAAATAAGGTAACAGCAGGAAACGATTTAGCAGGAGCTACAGTAACAAGAATTAGAACTCTGGCAAGATATATTGATGCAGTTAATTTTCCTGGTGGTACAAATCCTTTAGGCACACCAGATCCTACAGCAGAATTTCCAAAAGAAATTTATAAAATTGATAGAAAAGCAGCAGAAAATAGAGATATAGTTGAGTTTGAACTAGCAGCAGCAATAGATATGGTAGGGGTACGAGCACCTCAACGTCAGTGCACAAGAAAAGATTTTCCATCTATCGGTAATTTCATAACATGACCTGGAAATATAAAGCGTTACTTCATGCTCAACGTGAAGATCCAAAAGAATCCTGTGGTTTACTCTTAAATATAAAAGGTAAGGAGAAGTATTTTCCTTGCCGTAATTTATCTATGACGGATCATCAATGCTTCATAATCGACCCAGAAGATTATGTAAAAGCGGATAATACAGGTGATATTACTGCTGTTGTCCATAGTCATCCGATCACACCGCCTACACCTAGCGAAGCAGATAAAATTAGTTGCGAACAAAGTAATCTTCCGTGGCATATTGTTAATCCTAAAACTGAAGAGTGGGCATACCTAGAGCCTT